AATCCCAAATACAAGGATGCCCAGTAAACCAAATGTGGGCAAGGGTATTCGGTCTATAAATAGGTATTAATAATAAATTATCTCTATTTGCGTCTCCTAAGACTGCTTTTAAAAAAAGGGCATTAATACGCTCATACCAAGGCATTTTAGTAAGTTTTTTAAACCATAAATCTCTCACTAAATTACCGTATTTATCTAAATTTCCCCAGGGGTAAGGTAATAAATAACTACCATCACCTCTTGGGTCAACTCTGTGGTGGTGCCCAATAAGCCAAATTACTTTAAATTTGTTGACAAGTCCTTGATCAATGATGTATTCTGCTTGTGCATCTAAAGTAATTCCAGGCACTTCCCAACGGTTCTTTAAACCAAGCAGGTTAAATGCAGGAATAGGAGCTTCGTCACAAGGTATAGACCATGAATTTCCAACTAAAAATATTTCATCACTCATGTTAATAGTTTCTTGTGGTGATAGTTTCACTCAGGGAGAAGGACTCTCTGATATAAGACAGTGTTATCCGTATTTACTACAGAAAAAACTGAATGCTGATTTGATTAACTTGTCTCAAAGTGGCGCATCTGAATATCTTATTACAGCACAAGTTGAAGAAGCTGTCAAGTTAAAACCTGATTTAATACTTATCGGACACACCAATGAATATCGTTGGCAGGTTTGGGATTTTAAACAGAATATGTGGCAAGGTTTTATAGTAGCGACTCATGTGTTAAAAAATGAAAAATATTATAGAAACTGGGTGTTATCTGAGCAATTGCTGAATAATGCACGGAAAAAAACTAAAGAACATCAAGCGGCATGGCATGCTGCTGGAATGCTATATTTTTCTGAAGATGAAGTAGTCAAAAGAATGTGGAGCGGTGCAGTTGCAAAACAAATTATAAATACAAAAGGAATTAAAACAATACATCATTGTTGTTTTCCCCACTTACAACCATACTTAACAGAATTAACTAATGATTACGTAGAGTTTCATTTAGATTTAGAAAAACATAAAGATTTTGCTCCTGACGGTTCTCACGCAGGAGCAAAAAGTCACATAAAATTAGCAGAGCTGCTACTCAATATGCTCTAATAAAATTTTACGAGCAGGCTTCAACAAACTCTTTTATCTCTTCCCACTTCTCTTCTTCTTCGTTAAGATTTTCTTTTCTCACGATTGTAGAAACTTTAGTAATTGTTGCGACAGGAATTCCATATTCTTCTTTGATGTCTTTTTTAAGTGCTGAAATTTTATCTCTCATTGCTTCTATTTGAATCATTAAATCAACAATTCTAGAAATTTCTGCTTTTAATTCAGATTTAAGTGCTGCTTCCATTTGTTCCCTCTATTATTTTAAATGTTTGTCTTACTTTTGCTGGTATTTTCCTAATGAGTTTTTGTCGTAAAAGATCATCTATAATTTGACCAAAGACGCTTCTAGCAATCTCAGCTGAATGTTGTATTTCATTATTAGCAACATTTTCTATGACAATTTTTTGATTAATTATGTTAAGTGCAGTTACGATGTTAGCAGAACCAATGACTCTACTACCTTTATAGTCTCCATCAGGTCTTGGTGACACTAGTTCATAAGTGTCATTTTCCCATAGCTGTTTTTGCTCATCATCAAAAACCTCAATGGGCATTCCTCTAAGTATGTTATATACTATTTGTATGTGATGTCTCTTCACGGCTCGCTCCCTTCGGTCGCACGTTTTGTGTAACTAACTAGCAACCCAATCATCACGATGCGGACTTGCATAGAACCAAGCCAAAGCTATTTCGATGCGTTTAGGCGCATCTCTGGCGTCTATCGCATTAACAAACTCACGTTTGAAGCGTAGCCACGGATTTCGAAGCGTCTTGACAGGCTTGATGCAGGGTATGTCACGTTGATTCCAGTGTATGCAACGTTTTGCGAATGCTGTCTCAGCGTTAAGTGTACGCGTTGTCTCTCCGAGACGACGTTTGAGTGTTTCATATAGCTCTTTAAAAGCCTCGCTTTTTTCGCTGTCACTGATCTGTGAGACGCAGATTCGCCTTGCGTTTCTTACTAAATCACGATAGGCATTTTTTGATACTAGCTTAAAATACATTTATTTACCTCTTATTAATAGCATAGTTTATGTGTATGTGCAATCTGAAAATTAAAAGAACATTAATCATCAAAAAGCGGTTCTAACATTTTAGGTGAACGATAGGTCTTACCGTCTTTCCAAAAATCTTTTTCATTGTACCATCTGAAACGAGTGTGTTGTTTCCAGAGAGCATTGATTCGTTTAACAGCTTCATTATACTCTTCAAAATAGGGCGCGTGAACAATGTCTAATCGATTGGCGGCCTCTTCCATCCACTCATGAGTTCTCCACGGACTCCACCGAGCAATATTTTCGGCCTCCCAGAGAGTTCTTAAAACACTCCAGTCTGCATATCCGATGCTTGAAAGAATTGATTGTTTTGATTTAGCCATTTTTACTCCTTATAATTTTATATAGTTCTAGTGCAAAGTGTGTATTTTGTTTTATTGTCATGTGATTAGGAGAAACATTTTTGGTGCATTCTATCTCTTTACCAAACTCAAACAGAGGAGTTTTGTAAATCAAACCTGTGGTAAAATTGTAGGTTTGTTCAAAACTCCAACAGTGTACGATCTGTCCTTTATATTGAGTTAAAACAACGTGATCAAACCAATAAAGTTCTCTTGATTGTCGCCTAGTTTCATACTCCGAGTTATGAAGATACTTATAATAAAGATAGGCAGCTGTGTAAAACTGTTTATCGTTTTTGTGCCTATCAGCAAGCATCATTGTTACCTTGTTTTTTGGGTGATGAATTCGGTGAGGCTCTGTCCAACAAAATACAGTTATATCTGCATCTTCTCTAAAAGACTGAATAGCATGTTCATGAGCCGTAGCACCTTTGCCCCATCCAAGAATCTTGCAATTTAAACTTTTAGCTAAAATGTTTGTCCAACTTCCTGGTTCATTATTTCCACAAAAAGAATCTCCACAAAAATTAATGGTTTTAGCCATTTACCACGCCAATGTTGTTGAGATGATTGTAGTGATCAACAATGTCTATAATATAGCGTGCAGCAAAAAATTCTCCGTGAGTGTCAATGAGCGCTGTATACTCTTGTATAATTTCTGGAGCATGTTGAGAAAGAAAGGCGCGAGCCTCAGGAAGTGATGGTCGTTTGTGCATGGTTTTCCTTATTTGTTATTTAATTAATAATAGTATATTTTTAGGCTGTATGCAACCTAATTAGTGCTTCAGTAAGTTTTTAGTTGCTAAACAAAGTAAAATTGTTTAGAGTATTAGTATGTATGTAGACGATAAACAACTAAAATTTGAAATCAAAGAGGTACACTCATCTATTCACGAGCTTGCTAATGATCTTGGTGGCGACATCAGATTTTTACATCAAGAAATCTCTGAATTACGTGAAACAGTTGAAATGCTTCAACAAGATATTAGACAAATAAAGGAACAAATAAATGGCTCATAAACTTGTAGGTTTTGCTCACTCATCTAATTTATTAATAACAGAGTATATTAAAAATCAGTTGTCTGCAATTGAAAATGAGATTGAAGGGCTACAAACAGAGTTTGGAAATGAAAATGATTCAAGACTTAGCACTCATTGTTCTCAGCCAGTTCGTTTGCCTTGTTTAATGTTATTTAAAAATGATACTCATAAAATACACATCAGAGCCAAACTCAGCAATGAGAAAGCAATTCAATGGACAAAACAACACGTTGGATAAATGCCTAAGGCTATTTCATGTATTCCTCATGCTCAACGAATGAGCGCCCACAAATTAGACTATTTTAAAGCAATCAATTTTGCTATCGACTATCCATTCCAAAGCGAAGATGGAAGAGATCCATCACCTGATCATGTATCCCTTACAAAAGAGTGCCAAACATTAAGTGGTATTAAATGGTGGTTATTTACAAACTGTTGTACCGATTCACTACAAATTTGTTTTAACACTCTGTGTCAGCCAGGAGATACAGTAATAGTGCCTGCCTATGGTTGGAGAGCAGTAGTCAATGCTCCCCGTTTTATGGGTATGAATGTCGTTTATTGTGATATAGATGAAACAGGGAATGTAGATGTAGCACAGTTAAAAGAACTAATTTATAAACATAAACCTCGAGCTGCTTTAATTGTACATAATTTCGGAACTGTAGTGGATGTCAGTCAAATTAGTGCAACAGCACAAGCAAATGAGTGCTATATAATTGAAGATGCAGCTCCTACATTTATGATGGGTGAAGAGTATAGTTACAAACTAGGTTCACACAGCGATGCAGTATGTTATAGTTTTGACTTTACTAAGAGCCCTGGCTGTCTTGGAGCTGGTGGAGGACTCGCTACAAACAATGAAGATTTATACAAAAAATTTAAAACTGTTTGTTCTCACAAAACTGAAAATAATGTTATCGGAACAAAAAGCTATTTAGATACAGTAGCAGCAGCGGTACTACGTGAGGATATGCGTTTAATTAAGCTAAACAACTATAGAAAGCGTAGAGTCGAAATTGCTACTTACTATATGAATAAAATGCCTTATAAAACTCTGCTTGGAGAAAATTACATATTTCATCGATTTATAGTTTTACCAGATAGAAATGAAAAACAAGATCTTTTAAACAAATTGCGTTCACAAAAAATACTAGCAAAATCTGTGTTTGAACCTAATTCATATGATTGTGAGAGAGCAGTTAAATTCTGTGAACAAGCAATTGAACTCCCTTGTCATCAGTTTATTGATATAAATGACTTAAATGAAAGATTACAAAAAATACTATGATCAATTGTTATATGTTAGACGTGCATCTTGCCAACCGATGTAATTTAAATTGTGATGGCTGCAATCATTGGTCAAACTATGGCTTTAAAGAAGTGTTTTCAGCAAAAACACTTGTAGAATGGGCAAAGCCTTGGTCAAAAGTGCTTAAACCTGAAAGAATTAACTTACTAGGAGGAGAGCCTCTACTTAATAAAGAATGTGAATTAATTGTTGAAAGCTATAGACAAATGTTTCCTGATTCAACAATTAAGTTATTTACTAATGGATTTCTTTTATCGAAAAACAAATGGCTACAAGAGTGCCTAAGAAAAAATGATTGTGTTTTAATCATTACTTTACACTCAACTGAAAAAAGATATTTAAAAAAATTAAAAAGTGAGTTACAATGTTTAAAACATTGGGGAAATTCAACCCAAAAAATGAAAACATGGTTTAGAACTGTTTTTGACTATGACGGTATAGAAGTAGAAATAAGAGATATGCAAGGTCATTGGTATAAAACATATACAGGAAATGGGTATAATGCTAAACCGTATAAAGATAATAATCAACGACAAAGTTGGGAAAACTGTGTATCAAAACATAGTGTTCAACTTTACAACGGTAAACTACATAAATGTGGTTCTATTACATATTTGAATGATTTTTTAAATAAATATAATCTTATGGAAGATAAAGATTGGAAACCTTACTCTAAATATAAAGGTATAAAATCATCAGCACCGTTAAGCGAGATTAAAGATTTTTTTAAAAAAGAAGATGAATGGATTTGTCAGATGTGTCCATCAAACCCAGACAAAAAACATTCTAAAGAAGTATTCAAGAGATATGAGTACTAAGCTAATAGTATTATTAGCATACTTTTAACCAAAGGGTAAGAATTAATTTATATGCAGTACTTTATAAGAAAGTTAATTTATTTCTGTTTCATTAGTTGATAACCAGATATGTATATATTTGTTAGAAACAATGATGTAAGTAAAGCTTTCCGAATACTTAAAAAGAAGCTTCTAGAAGAAGGAATCTCTAAAGAACTTCGAGAAAGACAACACTTTATCGGAAAAGCAGAAAAAAGAAGACTCGCAGAAAAAGCGGGTAAAAAACGTTGGATTAAAAAAAGAGCTCAACTAGAGCAACAATTTATCCGTGAAGAACGTAATCAATTTAGAAAAAATAAAAACAAAAGAAATCAAAGAAATGTTCAAAGACCAAACCAAGGTACAAATCAGCAAAACAGATCACGTCCATCTGGCAATAAAAATTACAGAAAACCACGTACATAATTTAACTTTTACGCTTGAGGCTTTTATCAAAGCACTCAAACAAGGTCATGTGGTGTATGACAATTTTACCTTGACTGTTCTAAATGATCGTGTTAAGATTTATACAAATGATTATTTTAAACATTATAGATTGTCTTTAGACGAGTGGGAAACAGTTAAAAAACAATTTACAGACGCTTTAAAGTTGCATACTGCTAAATAATTCTCTATAATTAAGTATTAAATATGGAGAGTCACATGAACGCATACAAAGGAACTTTTAAGAAAAAGAACGGAGAAAAACGAGAGATGGTATTCGCTAGAATATGGGATTTACCAGAGCCGTTTTTAAACAAACATGTTCAAGGAGCTGGATCTGAAATGAAATATCCTGACGGCATGGAATTAGTTTGGGATCTAGAAGCAGACAGCTTTAGAGTTTTTAATTGGAAAACACTTGAAGGTAAGACAAAATATTTTAATATAGATAGTGCCTTGTTTGAGATATAGTTGAATACGCAGACTGGACTCGGGGGCGGTACCCGACACCTCCACCAATAAAGAGAATATTATGAGTGATGAAAAGAAAAATGGAATTGTTGTCAAAGACGAGCATAATGAATTTGAACTAGCACTTAGATTTTTAGGAAATGAACTTATAGCTATTAAGATGGCAGCCCACAATTTTAGCGGTAAACTAATTATATATAGTATTCTTCTATTACTTTTTAGTTTTATGCTAATTGAAGTTTTTGAAGTCAATACTTGGCTCTCATAATTATCCAGAGGGGGTGAAATAGGATCGACAGATGAATAAAAACGAATATTTAGAGGCAGGTGCGCAAGCGACCTCAACCGCAAGACTTTAATAAATGCAAACGATAATTTTGCACCTCAGGATATGCCGTTAGCGGCTTAATTCCTATGCGCCTGGAGAGAGCGCGGAAACAGAATCTCTCCGCATTTCAAAGAGGGTTCAATGATTAAAAATACAGACAAATTAGTAATGTTAATGGATGAAATAGCCATTGCAAAAAGTAGACTACAACCACAAGATACAGGTCATATTCATACTTCGATTAATTGGTTACAGCATAGAGTTGAAGAAGTAAAAAAAGAACTAGAAACAGAATATGTTAATATTAATGATCAAAGAGTTAGAGTCAATAGAGGTTTATGGGATGTCGCAGAAAAAGACGGCACTGTAAAAAATGTATAAAACATATCTATTAGGAAATGGTGGCTATGCACAAGAGTGTTTTGAACAATTTGTGTTAGGCGGAGTTATAGAAGACTTTGGTGGTTTTTTAATTTTAAAAAATAATAAACTAGTTTTAATCGATGACGAAGGTGTTAATGATTTTAAATACCCAGACAAGGCGTCTTTTGTTTTAGGAACAGGTCATCGAATTTGGAGAAAAAAATTTTTAAATCATCTATTTAAAATCTACGAACCAGACATAAATCATTTTCCAAATATTGTTGCTAATGAAGCACACTTATCTCAAACTAGTAGATTAGGAATCGGAAACGTATTAAATTGTTTTGCAATGACTAATGCTAATGCAGATATGGGTAATTTTAATTTACTAAATTGTTACTCCTCTGTTCATCACGATGTAAGAATGGGTAATCATAATATTTTTACTACTTACGCTACAGTATTAGGTTATTGTAATATAGGAGATGATAACTGGCTAGGTAACGGAACAACTGTTACATCACGAACCAACATAGGGAACGATAACACTCTAAGTTCTGGAGAACATTTATTTGATGATATGACAAATAGACAATTCTTCAAAGCAGGAGTCATTGTTAATAAACCAAAAAAATGATAGTATTATTTAGAAGCTCTGAAGCAGCTATATCAGCTGGGTCATTGGGAGATGAAACAAAAGAAGGATTACGTTGGAATGGTAAGCATAAACTAGAAATAATTAGAAAATGTTACCTCTCAATTCAGCCTAGTTTAACAAGAGATGATAGAATAATAGTCATTGATGATAGAACCACTGACGATACAATTACGTGGATGAAAGAAAACACAAACGCTGTATTTAATAGATATAAAATAACGCCCTTACCAGAATTAAGAGCTTCTCACCCTTATCCTGCTTATCACCCTGTGTTAGCTAATTCTTGTCCAGACTTAATGGAATTTTTAGTTGATATTTCTGAAAAAAATAAAGATGAATTAATCTATGTGTGTGAAGATGACTATCTTCATATACCTCAAGCAATTGAAGCAATGAAAGCATTTTTTGGAAATAAGTTCGGAGGATTTTACGCTCCACAAGACTATCCTGATCGATATTTATTTGATAGTGATAGAACGTGTAGGTTAGAAGTAACTAACTACGGACACGTAAGAAGTATTCCAAGTGCTACACTAACTATAGCTGCGCTAGGAGCTACCTGGTTGAAATATAAATATGAATTACTTAGGGCAGGAGCTTTTGCAGACGATACTTGGACTTGGAAAGCTTTTAAACAAGTGGGAGCCTACTGTCCAGTGCCTGGTCATGCTACTCATTTACAAGATGGGTGTATTACGCCTCTTATACCTTGGGATACAGTATATGATTCAATCAAAATCTAAAAAAATTTCTTTTATATTAATAAAAAAACTCTTATATGATAAGTTTCAAAGCTATCTAGAGAATGCTCAAAAAACTAATCAATTTACTAACTATGGTTGGGCAGCGAAAGAACTTGAAGAAAGAGCAAGAGATATGCTTAAAATTGATGATTCAAAAGGAATTATTGCTTGTTCAAGTGGTACCTCAGCACTTCATGCAATGCTCTGGGCTATTCAAAGACAGGACGGACCCGCGAGAATCGGTACGCAAGATTTTACTTTTGCATCTAACTCTTTAGGTCCTGCTGAGGGACCTATTGTTACTGATATGAAACCAAATTGTAACATAGATTTAAATGATCCATATATCCAACAAGCAAAAATTTTAATAGTAACTAATGTTTTCGGTCATTTACAAGATTTTGAATACATATCAAAACATAATTTTCCTTATGTAATATTTGATAATGCTGCTACTCCTTATACTTTCTTTGGAGGAGCTAATAGTTGTAATTATGGTGTAGGATCTTATATATCTTTACATCATACAAAACCAATTGGTTTTGGAGAAGGTGGATTAGCTATAATTGATAAAAGATATGAAGAAAATGTTAGAATTGCAACTAATTTTGGTCTCATTGACGGAGACTTTAATGAACGCAGTGGAAACTATAAAATAAGTGATATTAGCGCTGCAGCAATACTTCAATGGTGGGATCAGTTTGACATTGATGAATTAGCTGCGCAATTTCAAGACAATTATTACAAGTTAAAATATGAACTAAAAGATATTGAAGGAGAAAATTGGGTAAACCATTCTGATGATAATACTTTTTTTCCGAATTGTTATCCATTTTTTCCAGAAAAAGAGATACCGAATAACATTTTGGAAAAGTATGAAATTAAAAAGTACTACAAACCTTTAAGAAATTTTCCAATCTCATCAGCAATGTATGAAAAAATACAATGTTTTGCTCTAACAGAAGGAATTAATTATGGCTAAAAAAATTGCAGTTGTAACTGGTTATGCAGGATTCATAGGCAGTACTTTTACGAAAAAACTTTTAGAAGAAGGATGGTATGTTTATTGTATAGATAGATTTAGTCACGTATCTAATATACCTCAGAGTGATACACTTTTTAGTACGTATAAAGATAGAATGCACATACTCAATGCAGATATTTGTGATTTAGGA